CGCCGAACAAGTGTTGCTTGAAGCGGCTTTGGCATTCGCAACCGCCGAAGACGATGCTGGATTTAACGGAACAGGATCAGCAGCCTATCACGGCATTGTCGGGATCCTCAACGCAATGGCAGCGGGTTCGACTTACACGGCACTCGCAGGGAACACAGCTTTCTCGACGCTTGACGATGCAGATTTTAGAGGCATGAAAGCAAAGCTACGACGGTACGCAGGAATGCAGCCAGCTTGGTTTATTTCGCCGGAGGGCTACTGCGATTCGATTGAGCGATTGCAACTTGCAGCAGGTGGAAACACTTCGCAAAATCTCGCAGACGGTGGGCTGCCAAGGTATCTAGGCTATCCAGTGGTAGAGGTCAATGCACTTAACGGAACGCTGACTGCTCAAGTGTCAACAAACCTACTTTGCCTTGGTGATTTGAACATGGCTACAGTGTTTGGCGATCGTCGCAAGATGACTTTGAGCACAACGGACCAACGCTACTGGGACGAAGATCAAATGGCAATCAAGGCAACGGAACGCTTCGATTTTAACTGCCATTCGACCGGAACTGCAACCGAAGCCGGTGCCGTTATTGTCCTTGCTACGCCAGCGTCCTAGTCAACAGCCCATGCTCGCGTGTGATTGTCGCAAGCGAGCTTTTTTGAAAACAAACAAAACAGGAATTCCATAAATGATTGATGCCCAAAAAGCAAAGTACGTGGCGGCAGTTTCGCCAGCGGCAATTATCGACAACGCAAGCGCAACAGCGACAGCAATCGACTGCAAGGGTTCTCGCTATGCCGAGATCATTGTTGTTCAAGGCGCAACGGATATCGCTATCACGGCGTTAAAGCTGCAAGAGTGTGAAACATCGGGCGGCACCTACGCCGATATCACTGGGGCAACATTCAACGCAGGGCTAGACACTGACGGCACGGCGTTGGCTCTACCTTCTGCAACTGACGACAACCAGATCGCAGTATTTCAAGTAAACCTCGACAAGCGGATGCGATTTATTAAAGTTGTCGCCACGTTTGGCGATGGAACAGTAGGTGGATTCATTTGTGCGGTTGCTCGGCTCTCTGAGCTTAGCAAAGTGCCAGACGTTTCGACCGATCTAGCTAACGGTGGAGTTTGCCGAGTCTAGTGGACGCCAACTACAGGCCGATCCTGGTCACTGCACCTTCAACGGATGCGGTGACTTTGGCTCAGGCAAAGAAGCAAGTCGAGATTGCCGATACAGATACGGCACACGATGAGCATTTGCATGAGCTTATCGACCGGGCTAGAGATGAGTTTGAAGCGGACTGCGATATGTGCATTGCGGCTCAGACTTGGAAGGTTTACGCAGACGATGTTTACGACGGTATGCAGCTCCAAAAAGGGCCTATCCAATCGATTACTTCGATCAAGTACTACGACAGTGGAAACGCACTGCAAACGCTTGCAACGACCATTTACAACTTCGACGCGGCGAATCGAATGGTACGTCTCCAGTACGACCAAGTTTGGCCTTCTTTTACAAATCGGTGGGATGCCTGGGAGATAACCTACCTTTGCGGGTTTGCGACGTTTCCACCGATGGCAGTGCAAGCGATGTTGATTTTAATTCAGGATTATTTCCTTGGCCGAGAGCCGTCGAAAGAGCCAACGTTTCGGGCCTATCAGCGGCTAGTCAACAAGATGCAACGGAGTACATATCCGTGAAGTCAAGAATTAAGCGGCACAGAATAACGGTACAAACACCTACATCGACAGTAGACGCGGACGGTCAACCGATTGTTACTTGGGCGAATTGGATAACAAACGAACCAGCGGATTTCACGCCAACGGGCGGCATGGAATCCATGCGAGGCCGACAGCTTGAAGCCGGAACAAAAGGCTTGTTTAAAGTGAACTACCGAGATGGATACACAACGCAAATGCGAGTTATCCACAACGGCACGACCTACGGAATAACCTATGCCAATCCGGTTGACGGCTTGCGTTACGAAATCGAATTGATGGTGAAAACATGAGCATGGATTTAACAATCACTTTCGACGAATCGCAGCTAGCCAAACTGCTTAAAATACCGTTGCTGATGCGACTTGGACCAGCAGAGCGAATTCTAAAAGCGACGGCAAAACCTATCGTGGTGCGAGCTAAAGCGATTGCACCCAATTCGCGGGTGTCATCTGGCAATGACGGGCCAACTCGCGACAAGATGAGTGCTGAGACGAAAGCCAAGTGGCCTGAATCCGGCAAGAATCACATCAGGATTATTTATCGCAAAGGCGACGGCGCCGGGTATCTCGTTATTGGTGCGGATGACCCACTAGGCAACAGCCTTAACTTCGACAGCTCCAACAAGGGCCGCAAGGTTTTCTACTGGGGCAAAGATAGCGGCGAGGTCAAGCGAGTTGAGCCAAGCCAACGATTCATGCAAAAAGCATTCGACGAAACGCGATCGGCTCAAATTTCGGCAGGCAACGCACAATTGGAAAAAGAAATGAAGGAGCTAAACCTTGGCTAAGAATCGAACGCTAACCGGAACCGTTGGACTCACCGGAACTACATCTGATCCATTTAGTTGCGGCACAGGATCACAGATTCCTTTGGCCTTGCTAACACCAGCAACGCTAACAAGCGTTACGTTTAAATTTCAAGGGTCGATTGATGGCACTAGCTACTACCCGATCTATTACGAGTCAACTGAGTATTCGGTGACAGTGGCTACGTCGAGATGGGTCGCGCTTGACCGTCGAGCATTCGAGTCGGTGCGATACATCAAGATCACTTCCAACGCGTCCGAGGCAGCACTGCGAACCATTGGAGTAATCATCGGCGAATAATGGCAGTAACAATTGGCAAGGCACTAAAGGCAAAACTACTAAGCTACAACGCTGTTTCGACGTTGATTAGTGGCCGCATGTACGCTTCTGCCTTGCTCCAAAATTCGACACTACCAGCGGTTGTTTTCAAGAAGATATCGACGCAAAGAGAGCACGCAATGAGCGACGTTACCAAGCTTTGCCATGCGTTGTATCAGTTTGATTGTTTTGCGTTAACGAAGGACGCAGCAGACGGCGTTTCGAAGGCAATTCAGGACAGCGGAATTTGTGCGTTCCGAGGTACTGCAACGGGTGTCGTATTCTGCGGCGTAGAGATACCAAGCGGTGAATATGATGGCGACGAACCGCCGACAGACGGCAACCAAGAGCACAGGTACATCACTTCATTTGATCTTTTAGTCCACTATCAGGAGGCGTAAAACATGGCAGCATTGACATCACCAATTACGGGCAACGGGACCACGGTTTCAGGGCTCGGTCAAGTTACTTTTGTCAAGAAGGTTAGCGGCATCGCTGATAAGCTCGGCAACTTTGAAATCAGCACTTTGGCGACAACGGGCTACAAGGAAATCAAGAAGACTGACCTTGCTGACGTTGTGAACGCAAACGTGGAATGTTACCACCTTGGGTCTCGTATCGCGTTGGGAACAGCCGGAACATTTACGATCACATGGCCTAGTGCCGGGACGTTTATAGGCACAGGCTACATCTCAGACATCAAGTATCCTGACGCGGAAAACGGGGCGGCAATGATGCTCGGTTACTCAATTACTTTTGACGGACTCACGGGACCAGCTTACACGGCTGCTTAATTGAAATGAAAGTTGAACTTGAAGTACATACCGGGGTGAGATACGACGAGGTTGTCGTGTCGTTCGCGCAGTGGCGAGTATTTGCAACAGGTAACGACGGCAACCGTGTCCTGTGTGGCTACTTGTCATTCGATGCAAAGTTGCCATTGATGTTGATTTGCAATCAGCCTATGGAGGTTGTCAAAGAGCTTGTTGAAAAGTGCTCTGCGATTACAAAACGCGACGTGTTACCACCATTTGAAATCGTCATGCCTCCTGAAATTGACAATGAGGCAGGCGAAGATCAAGACGAAGAGGACCAAGAATGATAGTTGAATCAGCGGACGAAATCCTATCGATGCCGATGGCTGAAAAGCTTGTCGAGTTCGAGGGTAAGCAATACCGACTACGAGAGCTAAACGAAGAGCAAGCGGTAACCTACGAGCTTGAATTGCAAGACAAAAAAGGGAAGTTCGATGTGACTAAGATTCGCCGGACGATGATCGCGCACTCGTGGGTTAACAGCAACGGTGAGAGGATTGTGACCGACTCAGACAAGCTTAAAACGATGCGGCGATCGTTGGCTGGCTACCTTTACGAAGAGTGCCAAAAGCTAAACCGCTACGAACCAGGCGAACTTGAGGACTTAGCAAAAAACTCCGAGGCAACCGTAAGCTTCGACTAGCTTATCGGCTTGCATTGCAGTGGGGAATTGTCGATGTGAACGCGTGGTTGCGAACGTTGCCACGTGGCACGCTAAACAAGTGGCTTGAGTTTGATGCAATCGAGCCGATTGGAGAGCAACGGTTACAGAACGCGGAGATAACGGCGATACTACACAGGCTGACAGCCTACACGCTAGCAAGTCATGGGATCGGGATGCCGCCTATAAATATCGACGGGTATATGCCTCCAAGGTACGTTCCTGAAAAAACGGTTACGCCAAAGAAAACAAAACCGGCGGACGAGTTTAATCAAATGGCTTCCGTTTTGAGGCTCGGAAAGGTAGTTGAAAAGCATGGCCGGATCAGTAAATCTAGCTAACGTTGCCTTGAGTCCCTGCCCTGGGTTCTCAAATTGCGTGAACGAAAAACAGCAAATTGTTTCTGTGTCCGTAATCGGATCGGCAAATGGAGTACCCGCAGAATTAACACACTTGTTAGGCGTTGGCGAT